CGACGACATTATTTCGGACGTTGTATCTAGTATATTTCATTCAGCTTTTAATAGAGCTTGTTCTCAAGTTCTAGCGCCATACCATTCTATCAAGTGGTGGCTTGGATTTAAACCAGTAAAAGGCTTAACAACTAGACATTTGTCCAACGAGCTTAGTAGGGCGATGACGACTGTTGCTACTCCCACAATCATAGCGTATACACCTAAATGCATATTTAACACTTCGCTTTTCAAGTATTGTGTCATGCGTTGGCAGCATTCTGCTGCAATGTATGATATGAAACCTTGGATTAGAGGCTTGTGTGTTTTTGGTGGCGTAGGTATGGGAGCTTCTGTTTGGAAAGGCCGCAAAGATTGGTTTTTAACTATTGGATCTGTTACATATGCCGGTTCTTTGGGTTTGTATGCCCATTATTGGGCTCGATGCTCCGCTTATAAGCGTGAGTATATGGCACGTCGTGATGTGGTGACAGAGTCACTGGTTGAGCCAACTAAAACTGTAGCGAAGAAAGGAGCAGCTGCATTAGCAGGAATTATTATTGGTTTGAAATTGACCAGAATGTGGTTGAATTCGCGTGTTATTCCAAATTCCACTCTTGTTGATGATTCTTCTCCCGGATGGTTTGGCTTTATTGATAGAATGAAAGTGCAAGTTGGTACTCAGAAACGTGTAGCCCACGCATCTACAGATCAAGTCGCCTTGAAGGTTTCAAAAAATGTTTGTTTTGCTACATTCGTTAGACCTGATGGATCAGAGACCCGTAGTGATGTTTTCTTTCCAAGGAAAGGCGTGATGTGGATGCCTGCACACGTTTTTCATCCGCGATCAGATATGTCAAAGCCAAGATTTAACCATTTGAGAGTAGAAATCTCTCGAGGCAAAGGTCCAGGTTCTCGTTTTGAACAAGCCATTTCTGCCGATTACTGTGTTTTTACTAATATGGATTTGGTGGTTGTGAGTGTTGCTAAGAGTCCGGATTTTGCGACTCTCACATCGTTTTTACCCACGAGTCTTCCAACTGGAAGTTCGATGGCCCAATTGGTTGTTAGAGATAAAGAATCTGAATTGCAGAATGATGCCGTGAGCATAGAGTATGGTCATACGGCACATATGTACAGATCTTTCTATGGAGGGAAGTATCGTACAAAATTGGCTAAGGTTGGAGCATGCATGGGCCCATTAATATTGGATGGGAAAACTCCTGTAGTTGTAGGCTTTCATATTGGTGGCGATAATTTTGGTAAAGGTGTTATGCAAACAGTGCTTTTATCAGATCATGAACGTTGGTTGAAAGAACTTATTTCCATTAAAGGGAATTTTGTTGGCTCTGAGGCAAACGAACTTCCCTCTGTGTTGATGGGTAAACGAGTTATTTCAGGTCCTGTTCATGCACATGCTGAAGCTTCGCGATTGCCCGAATCTGCGCCTATTGAGGTGTTAGGTTCTACGCAATTGCGGATGAGCCAAAAATCAGTGGTGGAAAAGAGTATTCTTTCCGATGCTGTTGCTGATGAGTTTGGTGTTGAATCTAAATGGGGACCACCAAAGTTGTTACCTAATTGGAAGGCGTTCAATGCGACTCTTGAGCATATGGCAGACCCAGGTATTACATTTTTTCCTGACGAGCTAGAGAGAGCTCGTCAAGATTGGTTGAAACCGTTAACAGCTAAGGTGGGAACTATCCCTGATATAAGACCATTGACTTTGAAAGAAGCTATAATGGGTATCCCTGGTGAGAAGTTTATTGATCCGTTGAATATGTCGACAAGTATGTGTCATCCAATATACCAGTCCAAAAGGAAGCATTTTCAAGATGTTGTAGAGAATGGCGTTTTGGTGGATAGAATACCATCAGATGACATTAAATTTGAATTAGAACGCGTGCAGACATGTTGGAAAGAGGGTAAACGAGCCAATGTAGTGTGGTCAAGCACATTGAAAGATGAGCCCACGCTTGTAACCAAGGATAAGGTGAGAGTATTTCAAGGTTCTCCCGTAGTGTTATCCATTTTGATGAGGAAGTATTTCTTGAAACTCGTTAGATTTATAGGATTTCATTCCATTGAGTCAGAATGTGCTGTGGGTGTTAACGCTTTTGGACCTCATTGGCAAACTTTAATGAAGCATGCCAGCAAATATTCAACTGGGAAAACAGACATTGGTTGGGATTATTCCAAATTTGATGTTAAAATGATTTCTCAAATTACAATTGCTGTATATGTTTCATTAATAGAACTTGCCCAAGCTCATGGTTATCCAGAAGAGGATTTGCGTATCATGAGAATGATGGTTTATGATGTAGTGCATCCTTTTTTGGATTATAATGGAACTTTATTGCAGGTTTTTAATATGAATGCTTCTGGAAACAGCTTAACGGTAATAGTCAACAGCATTGCTAATAGTTTGTATGTTCGCATGGGTTTCTTTAGCCTATATCCTGAGCAAGAAGACTTCAGGAGTTGTGTTGCTGCTGTTACTTATGGTGATGATTTTATAGGCAGTGTTAAGCCAGAATTCAGCGATTTCAATTTTGTGTCGTTTAAGAATTATTTGGCTAATTATTCTGTTAAAATCACTCATCCAAGCAAGAGCGATAAAGAAGTAAAGTTCTTAGGTCCTAAAGAACTAGACTTTCTTAAGCGAACTAGTAATTACATTCCTGAGATTGATCGTGAAATTGGTAAGTTGGAAGAGGATTCTATTTTTAAATCCTTACATGCCAATTTGAAATCAAAGGAGGCCACTAAACGGGAAGTTGCTGCTGCGTGTGTGGAGTCTGCCACACATGAGTGGTTTGCCCATGGCCGAAATGTTTATGAAGATCGTAGAAAGAAGCTTGAAGCGGCCTGTCAAAAAGTGCGTCTTCCAGTACCAGCGCTTGATCTTGGTTTTGATGATCGAGTTGAGAACTGGAAGGAGAAGTACGAATAAATCGGAAAATTATTTTGTCCCTCTGTGCGGTCCCTGCGCACATTAAGTTAAAAGGAATGTAAGCATTGGTTACCAGTATATGTTTTCATATTTGTTCGTGTTACATTTGCTAGGCTTTGTTTATTTAGTCAGACCCCTCGTGGTTTACTCCTATTTAGGAGAGTGTTTCGGCAACACAAATTGAACAAAAACAGATTTATTCCCTGACCCGGGAGTTTGTCTTGTAAATAATGGGTTACAAAACAAGAAATAGAA